CTCATCATGGCTCTAGGCTCCTTTACTCTGTGGCGCAGGCTTGCCTTTAGCATCGAACGCCTGCCCATACTGATTACGTGTCAACCCTCTACCGCGCGCCCACGTGTCAAACGTCTCGCGCTTACCCACTATCCGCTCTTCCATGGCCTTGTTGATAAGCACTGGAAGCGCGGCACATCTACAGTTTGCATGGATGGGCGGTGGTAGTGTCTCGTCTGTACCACCTCTGCCATCGATAGGCTTGTTGCCCCAACTAAACTGGCGCCCGTCAAGTGGTGCGCAACGCGGGCAAGTCCTATCGTCCAGCGTCGCCTTATATTCCCACCCGTTAAGCACATCATCGTTAGCCTGGTAAATAGCCACAGCGCCCAAGTTGCTCGACCTGATAATCTCACTGCGTGCTATCATCATTGTGCGGTTGAAGTTGCGCCTGTGCGCCTGTTTGTCTACCGCAAGACGCCGATCCGTCACGATGCCTAGCTCGTCGCGTATTCTGCGCTGCGCTGCCGATATGCTCTCGCCCTGGATTTGGCTTTGCACTAGTGCTCGCTTGATACGCATCTCAAATTCGGCGCGATTGTCACTATATCTATCAAGCCACGTCTGCCCCAGGTACGGCGATAGCACCTGTGTCGTTATCGCCTCAGTCGGCAGCACCGGCATCAGTGACGGCTGCATCGCCTGGCCTACGCTGCTATCCAACACATAAGCACTGCCATAATAACCCGTCTTGTACGCTGCGCCTATGTTGTCAAACAATATCTTCGTCACCTCTGGATCGAGGCGATTCACAATAACGGTTATTTGTCTCAGCAGCTCTTGCCGCGCCTGGGTATCTGCTACCGTCCACTTGTCGTCAATCCGAAAGGTGCTACCAATACGGTTAAGCTCTGCTGTCATCTGCGCATATGCCCGCGCGTATGCGTCCCACAACTCACGGATGGTGCTAGACTCCAGTGCGTAGACCTTGCCTAACACATAATCATTGGCGCCTTGGAAGTTAGCGCGAACAGTTGGCATTAGTCCTCAAGTATCTCAACAGTAATGCGTACCCTTTGCCCATCCCAATACAAATTCTCTATCCATGTAACAACGTCTTCCAATGCACCGAAGGTGTCAGACAGCATGGCGAAGTGTGGCTCATAGGGATCTGATATACCTACACTCAACTCACCCTCTATTGTCTGCGGACTAGTAAGCATGGCTCTATGGATCCTTGTCCTGATTACTCAATCGTCGTCGTGGTAAGCTCATCTATACTATACACATGATGGCAACCAACGCACTGCACGACTTCCTGATCTACCACAAACTTATCGTTATAGTAATGCCCACGCTCATGCCTCTGGAACCTGTCTGCGAAGCATCCCGGACATGTCTTCTTTGTCTTTGGTTGGCTTTCCGTTCTGCTCTCCGTCTCCACCTTCAACTCCATCGTCTTCTCCGCCATTATCATCTCCCGGTTGCTGTGGCCCACCAAATCCAAACTGAGGAGGTGCCATGCGTAATCCTTGCGATATTTCGTCCATCTCGCGCTGTCGTTGCGCTGCGATCTTCTCTACTTCCTTCTTGTAATCCACGTCATACGGCATTAGACCGGCCGCCGTCTCGTCGCTCATCCACTCTTTATCTGTAGCTACGCTTAACGCCTGCATGACACTGGTGGGCTCGCTGTCGTCTAGCGAACGGTACTTGATATCAAAGGCGTCGCGGACCTTAATCTTTAGCTTAGGAGCTTCCTCTTCCACTGCTGCTATCTCGTCATCCGTTGCAGGCTTCTGGCCGTTGTTTGGTGTCTCGCTATCGAATGGCATCTCTTTTGGTTTAGGCTTTGCCACCTGCGCTTCTTCGGTATCCTCAACTTCGACTTCGGCATCTAAATCCATCCCGCTAAGCTCTAACACCTTAAGGAACACCGGCTTGAATATCCTATCACGCGCGATGTCCTGCCAATCGGTGAATGAGTAGATGGCTGGCACGGCCTGCGCTGTTGCGCTAGCTAGGTTAGCATTGCTGCCGTCGGCCAGGAAGTATTCAGGCAATCGCATACCGGTTGCAACCTTTAGACGCATCTCTCGACCGTCCTCAGACGCACCGGCTGCATTCACGTCGTCGTTTAGCTTCTGCCACACTTCTTTATCGTTGTGTACTACAATGGCGGCTTGTCCAGCGGGCGGCTTCTTATACTGCGCCAACTTTGCAGCCACTTGCGCGCCGTTAGCATTCGTGAGTGTCACATCGTATAGTACAGACCCGCGATAGTGGTTCTGCCTGGCCCTATCCTCTAGCCATTCCTTGTGAGCCTGCAACCACACCAGAACCTTGTACAGTTCTGGCCTGCCGCGCAGCTCGTAAGCCTTGCGGTTGATCGCCACGTGGATCACTTCGTCCGATGGAACGTTTTCGTTCACGGGTTCGGAGTTGCCCATGCCGTCGTCTTCGCTGATTTGATACTCGTAGTGAATAACACGTCGAATGAACCCAGGCTCGTGCTTAATGCGCTTAATGCCCCACGCCGGAATCGCCGTCATGATGATATCTGAGGCGTCGTCCTTACCGTGAAAGCGCAGAAATAGCTCACCATCGACTTGCAGTGTGTCAATCAGCGTCTTCTCTATCTCTCCGAATGCGTTCTCAGTATTACTACGAAACGCCTCGATTGCTTCCTTGACTGCGTTGTTGCGATAGGTGATCTGCATCCCACCGCCAACACTAAACAGGCGGTTGTAGGTGACAGCTGCGTTAGCGTCAGGATTGCGCTCCCACTCCAGGTGGCACCTCTCCAACACATTCACCCGCTCGTCATATGTCCACTCCGTTAGCGGATCTGACGTTGATAGCATGGAGAACGGCTCGCCCTGTAGAAACTTGTCTCCGAACTGCGTTTTGTACCTGTCGAACGCCTCAGTCATCTGTGCATACTTGCGTGATGTCTCGACGCCTAGCTTACTAATGACGCGCGGTACTTTGATAAACAGCTTCGGCAGCGTATCCTCAGCAATGTAGCCGAATGGCCTATACTCATCAAAAGCCATCTCTCCAACAGCAGAAATAGTTTCACTGGCGCCGTCTGCCCAGCGATCAAGCGTCTGCTTCCATTCGTTGAGTGTATGCCTGATTACTATTCCGAGATATCTAAACACGCTTCCAGCCTTCCGCTTCCGCTTCGTCACGCAACTGCTGCTTGTACGACTTCTCCGGCTCGTCTGTCACAATCGCGCCCGGGTAGCCGTCTCGATCCTCGATGCCGCCAGGCAGCAAGATGGCCAGTTGTTTTGCCGTCATCTTGAGTGTGCGCCTAATGTCTTCCGCCAAGTTGATAGCCATCCGTTGCCATTGCTCCTGCATCTTCGTATGCGTCGTGTACTGCCCACAGCATCAGCGCCCTGGCTATCACGGTGTCATCGTGTAATCCCTCGGGTGCGCTGTAGCTGCTGCGTCCCGTAATCGGTGATACCTTGCGCTCGTACGCTTCCAGCTCGCCAGTCCACACTGGATCTTGCTGAAACTGCCATTCTGTACGCTCAAAGCATAACGCCATGTTTTCGATAAGTGGCGGCTTGCTGCTTGCTGTTGTCTCAAAGCCTATCACTGGCAATCCCGCACGTGTTAACGCCTCAAGTCCTGGCTCACCTATACTGTTCTGCTCCACAAGCGCTATGTTGACTTGCCACTCACGTATTCTATTATCGATCAACTTCCATTGTAAATGGTAGTCAATCTGGTTCATCCTGTCACGTGCAACCTCTTGCTTACAATCCACACACCCGATGCTGATGCAGGTGTAGTCTTGCTGCTTCGCCCAGTCCACGCCAGCTACTATCATGTGACCCCGGTGCATCTCCGGCGTTTGTCCTAGTAGCGAACCAAGACACGCCAATAGGTTTCTAAATACGCTACCCTCATTCTCTAGGAATGCTGCCAGATACTCTTGCTCGAATACCACCTCTGGTAGCATCAATCGCGCCTCTTCAATCTCTTCTGGCGCGATATACGGGTTGCTTGCTGTCGGCATACACCAGGCTTTGTACTCTGGCCTAGTTGGGTCCATGCCCAACTGGTACAGCTGCCAGAAGTAGTTTCGCCCGCGAGGTGTGCTCAGGAACCATGCATCGCCACGATAGTCAGTAAGGGTTGGCCTGATTGCCATCTCCCACGCCTTCTGTAGGTTTTTGGCTTGCGCTGCCTCATCGACAATCACGCGCCTGTACTTGCGACCACGCCCCGCGTTTTCATCCTCAAGTGTCCAGCCGTCTATCTGACCGCCACCGGGCATCTTTATCTGATGCTCGCTGTTGTTAACTTTCGTGGCGTATGGCCTGAGAATGTCGGCGATCTGTCCCCATGCGTCTAGCAGTATCTTGTATGTTGGTGCAAACCAGCCTACTGGGTAGCCCTGGGCGATCACCTCTATCTCTAAGTCCGTGCCGAGGATTGTCTTTCCCCACCGCCGTCCGCAGTCCAGAATGTTGTAGCGCGACGCCTCACGCATGACCTGCTGTTGTGCGGGATGCAGTTGTAAACGTGCGATACTCTGCGCCTTAGACTTCCGGCGCCGATCCACTTCCAGTATGGCCTGCGCCAGCTGAGGCGATAACTGCCTCTGCCTCTCGGATGATATTGTCGTATTCATCGGGTGGTAGTGTCTCTAGCATCGTTTCCAGGTGCTCTACGCGCTCAGTCGGTTTTCCGGTCAGAAGTTCTGCTAACTCTGCACTT